CAGGAATGACTAGGTGGTTTTATGAAGGACTTGGAGTTGAGCTAGAGCATTCTGCTAGTAAGCAAGCCAAGAATGCTGGCTTTTATGTAGATACCCCAAAAATTGGAGACATAGTTGCCTTCAAGCACTTGAACTCTAAAAAGTATTATCATGTTGGAATTTACGCTGGTGATGGTATGGTAATCCATGCCAAAAAGCCAGGCACGAGAACAGAAAAGATTGAACTAACAGACGGATGGTTTTCTCAAAGTGAGATTTCCTTTATCAGAGTAATAGAAAATTAATTATGAAAACATATGCAATTATTGGAACTATTGGACTTGTGGTTAGCCTAACTACCGCAAATGTGTCTCAGAGCGACGAGGATCACGTCTCAAAGGTTCAAACGCTTTCTGTGCCAGATTATTCAATTAGCTTCGTTCGTGGCTCATACGAGCTTGTGGAGGCTAATTACGACAGGAAGACCCAGCTGTCTGACAAAGAGCTCGACTCAATTCTTAGACAAGCTGGTTTTTCTGGTCGTGGCTTAGAGATGGCAAAGGCTATCGTATTCTATGAATCTACTAATAGACCAATGGCACTGAATAAGTCTAGCAACTGCTACGGACTATTTCAAATCAACATGACTGGCTCAATGGGTCCTGATCGCAGGGAAAAGTATGGACTAAAGTCTAACGAAGACCTGTACAATCCACTTATCAATGCTCAGATTGCATATCAGATGTCAAATGGCGGAAAGAACTGGAGTGCCTGGAGTACTGAGAATGCTGCGAAGAGCACAATAGGCTAATCTGCCAAACCATATTTAAGCTTTAGGTCTATACCAACTCTTTTTTGATACTCAGAAAATAAAACTGAAGACCCTATTCCAAAATCACCCAGGTCGTCTTCTCTAATAATGCTATAAACCTTTTCATAAGATTCTGAGTTTAGCCTCCACCACAACTTGTGATCTTGCCAATGAAATCTTCTTTTTACATTTTCCCTGTTATATTTAGTGAACATATACTTAACCGTTGGAGAAATCATTTTTATGTTTCTTGTATAGGCACGTATGGCAAGAGAAAACTCTTCTCCTGTAAAGTATATATCTGGATCATAAGGCAGCTTGCTGATCACAGCCGAAGTTGTGAACAATGAGTTTGCGGATAAAAAAAGTACCTCATCTCCATAAACTAAGTCTTCTACTCCTGGCCAATCACTTGCTGCCTGAACCATTTTTGTTGAATCATCCCATACTGGGTAGAACTTTTTAGTCTCTCCATTATGAAGCAGGTTGTCAGTTCCATCATCATTTACCTCAAATGGATCTGGGTAATTTGTAAGTATGATGTCATCCCCCCAACGCTCTGAAGATTTGTAGAAGCTTGACAATATCAAACTGTCCCAGTTTGGCACAAAACGTGAATGTGAGTCAATCTGGAGAAAGAATAATTCTTTTATGTCTTTTTGAGCTATTGATCTGGCCCAACAGACCCCCTGACTCTCTCTCCAGTCTACCTTTACATACCTTATCTGACTTTCTGGTATAAAAGATAGGTCTGGGTGCTCGAACTCTTCAGCCTGAGAAACTATAGAGAAAAATAAAGAATCTTTTGCTGCAGAGTTGTCGTAACAGCTTTTTACGGTTGCAAGCAAGTCTGGGTCTCTATAGCTTGCTATACTAACAAAAATACTGTTTTCATGAATTAAAGATTTCATGATCTGTCCAAGTTTTTGGGGTTTTTTCAGTTACTATCTCTACTGGAAGATCAAAGCTAAATTTCCCTGGACCTCTATCTGATACCCAAGATACCATATCTTCAATAGTTTCTTCGATAGAGTGCTTTGGAGAATAGCCCAAAAGCTCTCTCGCCCTATCTGCTGAACAGTTAGCTAGCTTAACCTCTCCTGGCCTAGCGTCTAAGAATATTGGATCTAGATCAAAGTTAATCTTATTAGCTATTACTTCTGCTAAATGCTTAATGGTTATGAAGTTTTCATCTGGACCAATATTAATTACCTGACCTACTGCAATATCTGAAAATATAGCAGTTTTAAGAGGTTCTATAACATCCCTGATATCCGAAAAGCTTCTCATCTGGGTACCGTCTCCATAAATTACTGGCTGCTTGCCTTGAAGCATTCTATTTACCATGATTCCTGCAACATTTCTGAAAGGATCTGTATATACCTGACCTGGTCCAATAACGTTATGTGGAACAAGAATGACATACTCTATTCCATGGATCTCTGACATAATTTTTAGAGTCTCTTCAAATGCTAGTTTTGCTACACCGTAAGGGTCCTTTGGATTAGGAGACATACTTTCTCTAAATGGTAGAGTTTCTTGGTATCCGTATCTAGCCATACTAGATAAATAGACAAACTTTTTTACTCCAGCTTTTATTGCAGCTTCTAGCAAGCTAACAGATATTCCAAAGGTGTTTTCAGTTATAACTTTTGGAGAAAAGACAGACAGCCCCTCATGTGCAGTACACGCAGCGTGAACAACTATATCTGTACCAGACAAATCATCTGGTGTTATGTCTGAAACGTTCATTTCCATAAAATGAATATTCTTTGGAACGTTATCTCTATAACCGCCAATAAAGTTATCAAATCCAATCACTTCATTGTCGCTTACCAATGATTTTGCCAATGTGCTGCCGATTAGACCAGCCACTCCAGTAATTGCAATTTTCATAGTTTCTCTACCACCAAAATAATGCTATCTTTAGACGATGATGTTTCATTCATGTTCCAGACCCTAAACGTGTAACCGCTTAATGATTTTACAATGATCCCAAGCTCTTCTTCATTAACTATATCTTCCATGAAAAATTTGCCACCAGACTTTAGCTTTGAAAAATATAGATTAAATGCATCTATCTGAGACTCGTAGTTATGCATAGAATCATTTACTATATAATCAAAATACTCATCTTGGAAGTTGTTATGAAGATCTTCAAACTTTCCCCAATGCATTTCAGCAGGAATGTCTGAGTTATCATAAACGTTATTGTCTATTCCATGAATTTCAATATCTTTAAAATACTCTTTCCAGAGTCTTATGGAGCCACCAGTGTAAACACCAATCTCTAGCAAGCGTACAGAATCTAGTCTGTCGAACTCTGCTTGATAAACTGGTAAATAGTTGTGATATGTACCCTTGTCTGTTGGGTAATTCATTCTTATAGATATTTGAGATAGGCTTTCCATATCACCAAAACTCTTTCGGAACAAACTTAGAAAAGTTTCCACTAAAATAATGCTGCAACACCAACCTTGAGGTATCTTTATATGTTGGCTCTATGTGTAGCATCACTTCGTTTTCATCAAAATGTGCTACTGGATTATTTATGTTTTTAAAATAATCAAATACTGCATACTGAACTGCAAGCCAGTGTAAGGATAGATGCTCTTCTTTTGACAGCCTAGATTGGTTATGTCTTAGAGTGTGACCTACATAAAATTTTATATGTTCTAGTATTTTTTTGCTAGAGACATTTCTGGATAGTAAAAACTGTCCGTCATTCATGCCAGGCCACACTTCCACCTTAGACATAATATTATCACTATTATCTGGTTTTGCCCAAAGCTTGTTGGTGCTACCGTACTTATAAAAAAGTTTATCTACATTATCATAAAAAATTGTATCTGTATCTAGATATAGTATATTCTCTAGGTCATAATCTTTTATAGACTTGACTGCGTTTTCCCATCGGTGCCTCAAAAATTGCTGATACCCAAGACTTGTCCAGCTTTCTGGCCAACCGTCCTCGTCGAAGTTATCGAATGGAACCACCGTGACTCCTTCTCCCAATTCAAGATCCGTAGCAATAGACCTGGGGGATATGTAAACGTAGGCTTGAATGCTTTTATTAAATTTTCTCAAGGTGTATAGTGAATATAGAAGCTGCTTATAGCTTCTATTGTGGGATATGCTATTCTCTCTTACGTGGAACGAGTAAACTACTGCATTTTTCATTTATTTTATTTGTTCCCATTTAGACTCTGATATTTCATTTCTAATTACAGATAAATAAGATGGCCCCTTTGTAAAAAACCAGTGATCTGGTTCTGCAAAATGAAAGAAGATCATGGCTACATTCTGATTGCCTGGATTTGGAAATTTTTCTCTCCAGTGCATCTGATCATTACCGTAATATGCCAATGCCTGATTTGGAAATAGAGTATATGCCTTGTCCTCTACGTAGAGATCCCATGGCTCTGTTTGGTATAGGCACATGTCTATGGTATAGGTGCAGGCATTATCATCTTTATGCCTATAAAGGCTTGGCTCTGGGTCAGCTCCTTCGTAGTGTGAAAACAAAGTATATGTTGGCATTAGAGTTTTGCTGTTGAATGTTTGTCTTGCAACTTCTATTAGCCTATTTGCAAAATCTCTTAGTTCTGGAATAGAATTGTCCGCAGCAACATACCTAGAAAAGCCTGATTGATACTCAAAACTCTTAGGGTCAGAGAATAGCGACCTAAGAGACTCGTAGTCTTCTTCAGAAAATACTTCTTCGATTACTTGTGGTTCTTTTACCGTGCCCAACTTACCACCGCATACCTAGTTCCAGATGTAACCTCATTAACAGAATGATTGTAAACATATGTAGATGGAAAGACTAGCATTTCATTAGCCCGTGGTTTGTATGATAGGTTGAATCTGGGAAAATTAATTTCTCCGCCATCATAGTCTTCATTAATATAGTAAACAAAGGAAACTCTTCTATGAAAATCTGGATGATCATCTATGTGGTTTGTAAACTTTTGACCAACACCATATTTTAAAATACCATATGAATCATGCCAATCTGTAGAAATTCCAAAAAGTGATTTGTAGTCATTTTCAACAATAGAAAAAGAGTCAAAGAATATTTTAGAAAGAGATGTATTAAAAGTTGAGTTTGGACTGGAGTAGTCTATTTCTGGGCTATTAGAATACGGCACTCCAATAGTAAGAGTATCCCTCTTTGACGTATCCAAGTCATCAGTAGAGTCAGACCTAACATATGCTTGATTCCAAGCAACTGTGCCAAAAGATACGGCATCTTCGATGTCAGATATTAGTGATTCTGAGTTGTCTATAACGTTGCTATATACAAAAATACCAGGGGCTATTTCTGTTTTATTCATTACCATTTTCCTAACGGGCAGGTTGCCTTTTCAAGTTTTGTTTTTGCAGCCATAAAGCAGCCACACTTCTTGCATTGCTTAGTTAGTTTTAGAAGCTCTGGACATTGTTGACAAATTGAATACCTAGCTTCTGAAACTTCGTTAGTTGTCCAGTCAGAGTTTGGATTTACAAGATCCCACGGCCTAGTTTCGCCAAGATTATCTTTCCATTTTTCCCATGATGACTTATCTGACACGGTCCACCTATCTATTGTTAATAATTATAGCATAACCTAGCAGACCCACTCTGTTGCACCTGGTGGACACAGGCAATCTGGGAATGGCTTAGGTGCAGCACAGTTTCCTGGTGGCAATGGAGTAGGGGTAGGTGTCGGTGTTGGGGTAGGCGTTGGAGTAGGTGTAGGCGTTGGGGTAGGGGTCGGAGTAGGTGTAGGCGTTGGAGTAGGGGTCGGAGTAGGTGTAGGCGTTGGGGTAGGGGTCGGAGTAGGTGTAGGCGTTGGGGTAGGTGTTGGTGTAGGTGTAGGTGATGCTGAAGAAGTCGTTCCGCTTACATTAGCAGTTGCATAAATTGTTGGAGTGGCACTTCCCTGAAGATATGCCGTTAGATCGTATGTTGTTCCTGCTGATAGAGGTGATACAACAGCTTGCCAATTACCAGAACCAGGATTAAACGATCCAGTAAACCCTGTTGATGTACTGCCTGCTACACTAACAGCTATATCTACCTGCTCGTTATTATCAGTAGATGTAGCACTATAAGTTCCTCCTACAGTAATTGATGTAGACGTTTGTGAAACAACAGACATAGTTATAGAATTGCTGCTCGGTGGCGTAGGCGTTGGTGTTGGGCTAGGAGTAGGTGTGGGGGTAGGAGTTGGAGTAGTTCCGCAGGCAAATGTTGTTGCTGGTTCGCTTGTAGCTGTTCTAACTGTTCCAGTTCCGTTTGTTCCTGAGAAGACCTCAACTTTTACCTGATAGGTTGTATTACAGGTGCTGCCAGTCAGGGCTCCACTCACAGTAACCGTTCCTCCACCAAGATTCGTTGGACCAAAGACGAGGTTTCCTGGATTTGTCGGACTTCCGTCTACCATGTAGGTTAGTTTGTACGATTCAAAAGTTCCTCCGTAGAACTTTAGTTCTGTAGAAGTTTGTCCTGTAGCAATAAAGTATTCAATACTTAAAGTATTGTCTGGTGGAGTGGGTGTTGGTGTTGGAGAAGTTGGTGTTGGGGTTGGAGTGGGCGTAGGGGTAGGCGTAGGAGTAGGAGCTGGCGTTGGTGTAGGAGTAGGAGCTATCGAAAAACTAGAAAAAAAAACCCACCACTCATTTTCTGCAATCTTGGTGACTGTTGCAGATGCATACTGGTATGGAATAGCATAGATATTTTGAACAGATCTAATAGTTACGCCAGAGCCAGACGGAGTAACGATAGTAACAGTTCCAGTTCCATAACGACCAACCTCAATCCTAGATCCTATTGGAAAGTTTGTGGTTGCATCATTTGGAATAATTACTTCAAGATTGGATGAGCTGTTTACCTTAATTAGCTTATCTACGTCATGAAGCTGTATAGTATAGGAAGTTGTCTTTTCGTCAATTTTAATATTGTTGTAATTTATCCAGGCCCCACCAAAATAATACTGAACCTGATTAATAGTATTACCATTATTATCTTGTCTGACAAACACAACAGCCCCATTTGCTGGTGATGGGATAGCTACGTCACGAGCTGATGGGTTCTGAAAATTATTTATTCCAGCCTTAGCCTGAAGAACTTCTTCAAAGGTGACTGGTGAAGCAAAATTGTGATCTCCAGACCAGTCATAATTAGCTGCTGTGTTTACTGGAGATGAGATTGGGTACCATGTGCCATCTTTATAGATGTATGCTGGCTTTGGAGTATTGCTAATCGTCATTATGCACCAATCTCCTTCCACTCTTCATCTTCTGCGTCATACACATACATGGTTAATGGAGAAGATCCTTTTTGAACCCACAACATTCCATTTGTTAAATTTGTAGTTGGAGCATCTATCTGATACTCAACTGATGGAATAAAATAGTCAGTTGCCAGATCTGCATTTGAGTCTACCCAAATAAGTCCGTTTATTGGGGATGAGGGTTCGTCATTTTGAAATACTGAACCAATACCACGAGAGTCTAGAGCTGCAACATCGTCTTCAATAGATTTTAGGTGACCAGCGATAGAGCTTCCAGGTATTTGGCTTGGATTTGTATTTGCTGGATCGTAGGTTTCTGAGCCATAGTGATAAAGGCGTAGAGCTGCTTGGATGTCTGCTGCATCCTCATACCCTGGCATTTTTGTGGGGTAGAGAGATCCGATATTTTCAGAAGCCATTATTTATCACCACTTCAAATTATACCACAGTAATAGAAAGGTGGACCACTTTCTGGCCTGTTAGACTCGACCACTCGCTATCAACATACTCTATTGCCTTGATGGTAATTGGCAATGAGATTAGGCTATCAAAGAACTGAATCTCTCCAACTGTAACTGCTAGAGCTACTGGATTATTGTTCATCACGTTGCACTGCACATTAAAGTTTTCAGCTGTATAGCTTCCGATTTGGTCTGCTGGAACCATTGCTGCTATTGGGATATTTATTTCTATTTCTCCGCCAGAGAATGTTCTTGAAAGATTTTCACTATATGTATTTGGAATTAGCTTAAATAATTTTGCCCATGCTGGAGAGCCTCCTGGGCCTGCAATATATTGATACATGAATAAGTAGTCTGGATCTGATGTCAGAAGATTAATATATGTATCATATACTTGTGGAATTTCTGGAAGCTCTACCAAGGATGGGTCTCCAAGACCGTATAGTATTAGACTCCCTCTATCTCCCTGCGGTCCAAAGTCAAGATCTACGCTGACCTCTGCTGGTCCACCAAGAACTGTTAGCTCGTCGGAGGACAGTAAAACTTCTGCCATTATGCTGCTCCAGTAACGTCTGCAGTAACTGAGACGGTCCCAGTTAGAAGGGTGTATACTTTTGTAGGGCTTCCTGACTTAGTTACCTGAACATCGTAAACATATGATGTTCCAGCAACAAGCTGTCTTCCCAGAGCTGGCAGAATTGTGCAGGTTACCGTGCTGTCAGCTGCAATCTCTGCAAGGCATTCAAACTGTGTGGCACCTGCTCCTCTTGCTGTTGCAATATAAAACTGAGAGCTATAGCCTGAGAGGTCGAATACTCCGCCTACGGAGTTTTTGGGGTACACCTTAAATTCATAGGTGTCACCCTCATAGTAATTAATATTAAAAGTTCCTGGAAATGCCATAGGTCTTATTATAGCACGTTAAGAAACGGAAATATGAATAGATTTAAGTCTGGCCAAGGCATCCAAATCTGTCCTCAGCTGTGGTACTGCACCAGAGTTTCTATCAGAATCATTCTCAATAAAAACAGAATGTGTTATTGACATTTCATATGTGTATTGGTATTTTAAAACACCAACAAGAGATGTGACATCTCTTTCGGTTCCTGGCAAAAGAGTCCTACACCACAACTCAGTATTGCTACTAAATGTTTCTACTTCAAAATTATAGGTTATTTTTACACGGCTTCCAGCCTTAAGACCTTTAAAGTTTATTCTTTTAGAGTCTACCCCATATAGGCTAACAGAGTCTCTTGGTAGATACTTCTCTATGACAGATCCTTTGTCTATCACAAAAGATACCCAGCCATCTTGACCTCTTGTTGCTCCAAGTCTTGTTTGTTCTGTAGATGAGTTTTCATATTTTGCCCAGCCAGAATCTTGTTCGTAAACTGGCATATAGGTTTTTCCATCTTTACCATCTTTACCGTTTTTACCAGGGTCACCCTTTGGACCTACATCACCCTTTTCTCCACGCTCTCCACGCTCTCCACGAACACCAGCAGATCCTGGGTCTCCCTTTGGACCCTGGGGTCCAGGAACGGGAATGTAAGAAATAGAATTTTCTACAGGCTGAGCCTGCTGAGTAAGCTGGGAATAGCTAGACTTCTTACTACTAGGAAAGTCCATGTTTTTGGAAACTGACATAGTACTATTATCTCAGACTATTAGTCAGCTATGTATGTTCCTGCAATATGAAAATTGTCTTCGCTGGTTAGTGTGACTGGGCTATTAAAATCAAACGATTCATCTTGTCCGTTCGTATTAGTAAAAGATAGGCTAAGTCTTGAGTTTCCAGCATAAACATGTCCGCCAATAGCATATTGCTTGCCAGTAGACACGTCGTGTAGACATCCCTCTCTTACCTGATATCCGTACTTTGATGCGAAGGGTAGGTCAACGTAGTATTGACCAGTACCAAAGCTGGTAATGTTATCCATGTCTACTTGGATCTGGAAGTGTACAAGTGGACCTGTCTTTACATAGCTACCGCTAAATAGTGGTGCACCATTAAATGTTGGCTGTGTTCCAAGGGTTCCACCATTTACTGTAAATGAAGTTTCTGTTACTGGCGTAGCATCTTCGCCATCCTGACCATCTGCCCCATTAGTACCATTTATACCATTGGTTCCGTCTTGTCCTGCTGGACCAGTTAATCCTCTTTCGCCCTGTATTCCTTGCAATCCTCTTGGACCCTGTGGCCCCTGTATTGCAACTCCTGGCATTGGTACAATTTTAATAGTTGGCATTATAAACTTCCTCCCGTAACGTCTCCAAGAACTGTAATGGTTCCGATTACTGGTGTCCAAACAGTTTCTCCGTCAATTGTGACTTGGAGATCAAAAGCTAACTCAGCTACTACGGAGGAATATCCAGTTCCCCATAGTGCTGTAATATCTGCTGGGGCAGTGATGTTCACATAGCCTTCACCAGCCTGTACTTCTAATTCATCTAGGACATCGCCACGGAAGTCATAAGTTGTAGCTGCAAACTCCCATCCTTCTGTGTCATAAGGAGTTACCTCATCATTTTCAAAAAATTCTACTCTTAGTGGAGAGGTGTCTCCTCTTACGATACGCCACTTAATGTTGGCTGGATCAGCACCAAAGATTTCAGGAGAACAAGGAGATGTCATAGTATTTACATTATACCATTATAAAATAAAAAGCTAGTACTCTTAGTGGTGGGTATGAGAGACAACCAAGAGTACTAGCAAATTAAATTATATCAGATAATAAAGGTAAATATAACAGAACTATAACATCAATGAATATTATTTTGTATTATAGTCAATAGACAGAAGATTCTTCATTATAACAATATATAACATTAATCGTTATAAAACTGTTATCGTAAAAGTGCTTGACAACGGATCAGGTCCTGGTAGTATATATATTAATTAATAAAGATTATAAATAGCTAGTTAGGTTTTATTTATATTTAATATCTAGATACCTAGATATATTATATATTAGTTATCTTTTTTAGACAAATAATCTATAAACTTGTCATAAAAGTCATCAATTTTTCGCTCAAGCTTTTCTACTCTTACAAATGTTTCTTTGCGAAGCTTATCTGAGTGCTCTATTTGCTGCTCAAGCCTAGTTATCTGATCTTTCATGCTTGATCCACTGTTTGGCTTCAGCTCTTTTTTGATCTCTTCAAAGTAATGCTTGACAAGCCACCTGACACCCAGTGCTGTTATAGAGATTATAGTTCCGACGGATATTACGATTCCTAGAATCATGTTTGCAGTTTCGACTGGGGTCATAATATAACAATTATAGCGACGTTTTAAACCTCGGCGGTATATAGAGATACCCTGCACAACAAACCACAACATGTGCTATTATGTGCAACTATTCTAAGTATGCCAGGTGTGTTATAATATACACATGGGAGACGTAACATTCTTTGATCTATTTGATCCAAACCAACCTAGGTCTGATAAGGAACTAATCGAATCCCGATTGGCAATATGCAATACATGCGAATGGTTTGACAAGAGACTTGTAAAATGTCGCAAATGTGGTTGCTTTATGAAACTAAAAAGTACGCTTAAGCAAGCGGAATGTCCGATTGGAAAATGGTAATGGATAAACTAGACGTAATTCGTATAATGACAGATACAGTAGAAGAATCAGCAAGAAATAGGGCCAAGGTGGATAACGTTCCATCAGAAGAAGTTGAGTCTTTTATTGTACGTGTTAGACCAGAAGCAGACTTTATTCATTCATTGATCTATGATGAGCTAGTATCTAGAGGAATTATCAAGGAGAGTTGATCTTGGGGTCATGATGACCTTTTGATCAGACAGAAGTCTGGATACCGTCCAAAATTAACAAACCTTAATTAGGCTGTGTCTTACATGGACACTTGTCATTGCATCCACATGCTACTTTATGTGTAATCTTCATAGATAAATTGTATCAGATGTTAAATACCGTCCAAATTTGTGTGATCGTGCGAAAAAGTCTACAAAACTAGGATTTCAGCATCTAAATATCTAGTATTTCGTGTGAACGTGCTATTTTGTTACCAAATTGTTATCTTATATTGAGCAAATCTGAAAATATTTTTATTTTTGACAAAATCTGAATATTTCTAAGAGATGTACGATACATGTTATACAAGAAAAACAACAAACAATTAGTCCGCACACATCCTAGACAAACCTACTTGACAATGTGTGATGATACTAGTAAACTATTCTTAGTCAGAAAGTGATAAGGATAACAATGGAAAGCAAGCCAACTACCCCTCCGAGCAAGTCAAATAGCAATGTCCAGGTAGTGCGTCTATCAGATATCCTAAAGATGGGTGCCAACCTAAATAAGAGATACTAGTGTGACCTAAATAATAAAACTAGTGTCACCTCTTTGAGGGCCCCCGCCGTGATCAAATTGTTACCAAATACGGCGTGTCTAATTTGATAATGTCCTACCCATACATTAGTATTTAGATAGTTAAAGAAAAGGAAATCAAATGAACGTAGTAGTAATGAACCTAGACAACACCAAGACCACCTATGGCTTTGACCCTCAGCACCAAGAAGAGGCTATTGGCTTCTATGTCAAAGAGTATTGGGCACAGAAGATTCAGGGTTTCACCGTAAACCTTGCTGATGGTGAGTCCATTGTGTTCGGAGTGAACTAATGGACACTCAAGAACTAGAGTATCTAATTGGTCTATGTGACATCATGCTTATTGATGAGGCAGATCTAACTTGACAACTACCCCCGAAAGGGGGGCCCCAGCCTAACGGATCGTTATCATTCTGTTACATAAATAAGGTGTTTCGATACCATAAATGTCAGACCACTACGTTAGATTGTAGGTAGATAAGGAAAGGAAGACAGATGTCAGTAGTAGTAGAGAACAAGGGAACTCAGGTAAAGTTGTTTGACGGCACTACCTACACCGTTCAGTTCGATGGTGTGTTCGTAGTATGCGACACCTGCTCTGCTGAGTATTCAAGCATTCCATCTTATGGCTACTGCGATGAGACTCTAGCCTGTGCTATGGCAGACGGCGAGTCATTCATAAAGTTGCCAGGCTACACTGACTAAAAATGTCAGACCCCAATACTAAGTTTTAGATAGTTAGAAAGTAGGAAATATGTTCAGAGTAACAACAAGTGGATACCTAGTAGAGTGCGAGTCCTGCGGTAATGAGGAACTTGCCTCTAGTCTCCGTATGGCTAAGTCAGCCTTCGACTTCCACGAGTGTTCAGACAAGCCTAACAAGGTGTCTGATTACACTCTAGTAATGGCTAATGACCCTGTTGAGGTAGTCAAGCCTATGTTTAGCACTAGCCAATACTAGGTCTAGTGGCTAGGCTCCTAGCCTACCCCCAGATCTAGGGTAGGGGCCCCCGCACTAGATGTAGTATCGGATCTTGGCTAGCATACTAGATGTAGTGTATAGAGATCGTTATCATTCTGTTACCAAATGCTACCTAAAATGTCAGACCCTAATGCTAGGTTTGTAGTAGTTAGAAAGAAAGGTATCCCAATGACCAAGATGTATCGGAAGACCACCTGTAACGGCTGTGGAATGGCACAGACCACCAATGTCTCTTACCGCCTAGACAAGAAGTTGTGGGAGACTAGCCACACTCTTGAGGTGTGCCGTCAGCGTAAGACCCTACTATTCAGGGAACTAGACTTTTCCAAGTCTGGAGCAAGCCTAAGAGCAGAGGTCTTGCTACAAGGTCTGAACTAAAATGTCAGACCCCTATGTTAGATTTTAGATAGTTAGAAAGAAGGAATAAATGAACTACAGCAAGGAAGCACACGACCTACTAGACGAGGCACTAGAATTGCTAATCGCTAAGGCACACCACCCATACCCTAGAATGGTGGGATACCTAATGCCTAATGTGGATTTAGAAACCGCTAAGCGTATTTACCAAATGATTTCAGAATGGGAAGGTGACAAGTAATGACTTACCAAGAGATGTATAACCTAATTGTGGATAACCACGCTGAGCGTTGGGGTGGTGACTTTGCCTCAATGGTTGCTAGCGACCACGCCTTAGAGTATGCCAAACTGCTAAACCCTGATGTCTATGCTAAGGCACAGGCAGACTTCAACGAATACTTATCTAAACTATAACGGCGTGTCGGCTTGACATACCCCCCCTCCAAGGGGGCCCCCCCACCACATCTAGTTATGATCCTTGTTTACGTAACTAAATGTAGATCTCCCTAAAATGTCCGACCCACCTGCTAAGTTTGTATTAGTTGAAAGGAATCCCTATGTATAGATTCAAAGTTACCCACAAGAGCCTAGAGGTGTCCACTATCATTTCCAGCGAAGACCAATTCCAGGACACCCTCTCCCTGGTAAAGAGTTGGTTTGATAACAATTGGATAACGGCGTGGAGTGTTGAGGGTAAAATGTCAGACCCTTCTGCTAGGGTTTAGTTAGATAGAAAGAAGGTAAAAATGACTGAACAGATTTGTGTGTTTTGTATGAACTTGGTGAACGACTATGTTTGCCACGAATGTAACGACTACAAGGGACTAATGCCCGTGAGAGATGCTAAGCAGTATCTTGGTTCAGACTTCCCAGAAGAATACTTGGAGTTGGTATAATGACTACCGCTGAACTAGAAGAACTAATTTGGAAAATAGACTTGATGTTGTCCGATACCCCTGCTATGCTATTCACAACAGAAGAAAGTAGATAAGATGATTTTTTACAACGGATTCAACCTGCTAGTAGACCTAATTCTAGTTGCCCTTGTTTTTGTAGTTGCTCACGGAGTTGGCTTCCGCAAAGGCGTTGAGCAAAACAAGCCACCCTTCTAGGCGACACGCCCAAACCAGGACTTGACACATCCTGAGTTTTGGGGGCCCCCGCCAGCGAGCTGCCTAAAATGTCAGACGCCGCTGATAAATTTATCTTATCAACCACTAAGGAGCAAAATGATTTGTCAATGTGAAGACCGCCCATGCTGTGGCTGTGACGCTGATGTATACCAGCCTTATGGCCAGTCCCCAGACTACTACGATTGGGAGTAGCCTTCAGGGCCCCCCCCTCCGCCACCAGGATCCTGAAGGCAAAATCATTTACGAAGCAAATTAAGAATCTCCCAGATTTTTTCCCAGAATAAATGTCTGACCCTCCTGTTATACTTCAGGTATGTTAGGTAAAAGGAATGAAGCGAGAAGAAGGGCAGAGTCCAAAGAGTTGTTTGGACAAATGCTAAAGGCTGGCAAGAAGCAAGTTGTTACCCCAGACAAATTCAAGGGCACACGCCAGAGTAACACTAGCAAGGCTATTAGAGAGAGTAGGGATAATGGGTAAGTATAACTGTTCAAACTGTCAGAGACTTCTACGCCCAGAGAAGTTTTACATTCAGGGTATCAATAATGTCTGTGCCCCGTGCTATGCTGTAATGGTTCAGCACCCCTCAGCAAGAAAGTTGGTAAAGTAATGCCAGTGTATGAAGTTCAAATTGTAAACACTTACAGAGTTACCGCTGATAGCCCAGAACAGGCTTTGGGAAGTTACAGGGTTGTCTTTGAAGACATTGAGCCAGAGTTGGTTGGTCTTACCCCAGAAGAAGTATTAGAGCAAGATGAGTTTGAGTTTATTGACGGCAAGGGTGAGGCTTCAGAAGCCTAAAATGTCAGTCCCCTATGCTAATCTGTAACTAACTTAGAAAGGATACAAATGGAGTTGACGGAGAAGATGACTAAGAAACTCAGCGAGGTTCTTGAGCGTGAGTTGACTGGAGTTGAGAAAGCAATTGTTGACTGGACTATTATTCAAGTTCAGTACGGAAACCTACTAGAGGAGGACAACTAATGGGAGCACTACAGGCAACTGAAATGGCAGAAATGCTATCTATGGAAGACGCTATCGCTTGGCACTTGACTTCTAACCACTATCCACCTGTTCCGCTATCTATGGTTGAGCCTTGTATTGAGGCTATCCAGAATGCCCTCGCTGGTGACTGGTGGAAGCCTGTTGAGTTGCCTAACCCTGTCAAGTATAAGGGAAGCACTCACGCACCTACTTCCGCTATCATTGAGCAACACCACCTTGACCCTTGGCTAGAGCTAGACGAGGAGGGACTGGAGTAATCCAGACCCTTCGGGGGCCCCCCAAAACTGAGGGGATCTTAGCACAACTAATTTACGAAGATAATAAAAATCCCCCAGAATGTGCTTGATAATGTCTGACCCAACCTGTATACTTTAGGTAAGTTAGATAAGGATACCCCACCAATGCTAAGACGTTCTAAAGATAGGAAAGTAACTAATGCTGTATCTCCAAATGGTAAAACGCCGCTTATTGCGAACACGTTTGGGTTACCTTCTGGTAAGGCTTTTTCCTGCCCTGGAGCAACATCTGTATGCGAGAAAATCTGTTACGCAGGCAAGCTTGAAAAAGTCTACAAGGGCGTAAGAGACGTTCTTCTTGACAATTGGAACCAATTAAAAGACGCTAACCAACAACAAATGGAAGCGTTACTCTATCAAATGATAGATGAATTCGATAAGGAATGTGACAAACGTAATGCTCAAAAACTTTTTCGTATCCATTGGGATGGCGACTTTTATAATGTTGCTTACACTATGGCTTGGAAGAATGTAATCAAGGCATTCCCTAGCATTCAGTTCTGGGTATACACTCGCAGCGACTTTGCTGTACCAATTCTCACTGGCGTTGACAACCTAGCGTTGTACTTCTCAACTGATGATGACAACTGGCAGCTGGCAAGTAATCTAAAGACACTTCATGACGTAAAGCTTGCTTATCTTGCTAACAACTTTGCTATGGGTAAAGAACGCATGTTGTCTATTACTGTCAAGTCTGCCATTCCATGCCCCGAAAACAACAAGAAGCTACCTCTGATTAGCGAAAAGGGTTCCGCTTGCGTTACCTGTTCGCAGTGTGTGTTTGCTCGCAATGACATTCTATTTAGTGCTAGTAAAAAGTAATTCTCATAGGGGAATATGAGACGGTCCGCATATCCTTTCTAACTAACTCGCATTGCGGACCACGTCCTGGCTATGACGTTAAACTGGCCACCTTCGGGGGGCCCACCAGGATCTTGGAGAGCCCCCGCCCAGCTCAAGGTTACGAAGTTAAAAAAAGATTTCCCAAAAAAATAAAAAAACTTTGATAAAATGCTTGACATTGGTTCATTTTTCTGGGACAATAGAGTATCACCAAACGGGGATACATAAATCAAAACAGACCTCGATAATAGGTCGGAATAGGAAGCAAAATGTCAAACCTAACTGTTGGCTCACAGTTCACCACCGCTAAGTCTGGCGTAACTGGTGTAATTCAGGAAGTAATCCAGAACAAGAACGGCACTTTCCGTGTTCGTCTAGATGTTGCTGGTTCAGACCGCTGGACTACTGTAAAGTAATTTAGTTAGGTGGGGTAGTCACTCGCTACCCCACCTACTACTAAAATGTCACACCCCACCTTTACAATAGAACTACCCTGAAAGAAAGAAGACTAATGTCTGGCAAGATTATTGCTCAAAAGAAAAACCAACGCCTAGTTGTAGGAACTGAGATTTGGAACACTAAGTCTGGAACTTGCTACAAGGCAGTTGTCCGTAACCCAAATGGCACTTTTGATGGTGCTACCAACCAAACTCGCAACCACCCTGTTCCACAGGCACAGGTTATTGAGAAGGTCATTGTCAAGACTATTACTGAACCTCGCAAAAAGGTGTTTGGTATTTTCTAGGCAGATGTGCTGGGTATCACATAAAACTACCCAAAATGTCACACCCTTCCCCTATAATGTAATTACCCTAAAGAAAGTAGATAGAAATGGCTAGAACCCTTTCCGTAAAAATCCCAACCGCAACTCTAATTGCTGACATTGAGGCAACTATTGCCAAGATTGACTCTGACATTGAGTCTTACCCTGAGAAGGTAAAGCAGTATGAGTCTGACCTTCAGGCATACAAGACTAGTGTTGTCAAGTTTGCTACTGACTACATCACTAACAACGCTGACAAGATTGGCTTTGAGTATGACAGCACCATTCGTCTAGTTCAGAACCACTACTCTCAGAACAAGTTTGAGATTGAGTTGGACATTTCGGTTATTGCTAACTTCCCTGAGAAGCCTGTAAAACCAGAACAGCCAAACAGCAACCAGCACTTTGGCAGGGAATACACCACTCGCAAGGCAATTCTTGAGAAGAACCTTCGTATCCTCAAGATGACCTCGCAAGAGGAAGTGAACGCAAGTTCCTATTCTTCGGTGATTGACCTCATCTAAGTAATTGACCTGAGCAAGTCGCAAAAAGGCTCACCAGACTTCCAACTAACCTAGGAACGGTTGGCTGTGCTGATGGCTCTAACAGCAGGATAGATGAGCAAGTCCTCTTGGATGAACCGCAAGGACTCTGAGGGGCAAGGACACCACCCTGCTATCGGTTGAAGCATAGGTCAGAAATGATACTACCTGAGACCCTCGCTTGGGTGGTTTTTCCTTACCAGGATCGGGGGGCCCCCCCAAAAACTCTACTTGATAATGTCCTACCCCCAGAGTATAATGGTCTTATCAGTTAGAAAGGTAAGTATGGACGAGCAAGCAGCAGAAATCAGAGAGAACCTAGCAGACTACTACGCTAACCCAGAGGAGTATTCTCTCCAAGACTTTGAGGACATCTTCCAAGATAGAGACCCTTTTGAGTTTCTATAATGTCATACCCCCAGTTTATAATAATCTAAATAGAAAGTAGGAATAATGGGAACTAGAGGACTAACTAAGGTAATTGACTCAAATGGTGTAACTAAGGTTGCTCAATACGGACAATGGGACCACTACCCTGCTGGGCAGGGTGTAAAAATTCTATCTATCCTTACGGCTGACCACTATGCTGTAGAGGAGTTGGAGTTGGCTTTGGATAAGTGTGAGTTTGTATCTGACGCTAAGCGTGAACTAATCTATGCTGGCTACAATGCCCAATACCCTGAAACAACTCATATGAAGAAGTTTAGTTCTATGCTTCCTAGTCTTAGTAGGGATACCTGTGGCGACATTCTCAATGTAGTTCGTTGGAGTTCTGGACCTGTGCCATTGGTTGACGAGTCAGAGTTTGAGAATGACAACCTATTCTGTGAGGGTGTCTACGAAATCAACTACCAGACTAATAAGTTTGTTAGTAAGTTTGGTGATGTTGTAGCAGAGTTTGACCTAAACAAGTTGCCAGATGAGCCTACTTATCTAAATGCGTTTATCAATCAAGATGTGATGGCTTAGCCAAACCACTACCCCTGGACTTGATGTCTGGGGGTAGGTGGGCCCCCCGCCAAGGATCAGGTCAGCTACCGTTATAAAACTGTTATTTACGATGTCTAATTATTTTTCCCCAGATATTTACAATGTCACCCCCTTCCTGTATACTTGTCTTATCAGTAATCCCCAACAGAAAGAAATCACATGGCACACGAACTAGAAACCGTAAACGGACAGACTGCTTTTGCTTCTTTGCGTGAACCTGCTTGGCATGGACTTGGAACAGTCTTCACCGAGGAAGTTACCACTAAGGAAATGCTAGACCTCGCACACCTATCAAATTGGAATGTTCGCTTGGAAGATGTAGCAATTCCAGAAGGCTTTGCCTCTGACCGTTCATTCTCATTTGTTACCAGAACTAACCCATTCAACGCAGAACAGAATGATGTTCTTGGCGTTGTTGGTGAGCGTTATGTCCCTCTCCAGAATGAGGACTTGTTCGACTTTGGCGACCTAATGCTTGATGGCGGTGGGCGTTGGGAAACCGCAGGTTCTATCAAGGGAGGCAGACAAGTGTTTGGTTCTCTTGCTCTTGAGCGTGAAACCGTTCTTGACCCTAACGGTGTATCAGACAAGGTGAATACCTATCTTCTAATCAACACCTCTCACGACGGTTCAGTAGCAATTCAGGCTTCAATTACTCCTGTGCGTGTTGTTTGTGCTAACACTCTCAACCTTGCTCTATCTGCTTTCAAGGGTAACAAGGGCGTAAAGCAGTCTTTCAAGATTCGCCACACCGCAACCGCTTCTGGCAAGGTTCAGCAGGCTAGGGAGGCATTGGGGTTGGCTAACGCTTACATGGACAAGTTCGATGAAATGGCTAAGGCTATGATTGAAACCGAAATCACTAAGGCACAGTTTGACCAGATTGTTGCTCTGGCTTACCCTGCTCCAGAGAAAGACGCTAAGGGTTCATTCAAGAAGCACAACGATAAGATTGACTTGATTCAGTCTATCTATGTTGGGGAATACAACAACACAATTGCTGGAACTAAATGGGGTGCTTTCAATGCTCTAACCGAGCGTTTGGATTGGTATCGTTCAGCACGAGGTGGAACTAACGAGAGCATTCTCGCTGCTGCTTCTGGCTTTGACCCTGTGACAACTGCCGAGAAGAACCGCTTGCTTCAGTTAGTCCAGATGGCTTAGCCACTACCTCCTAGGCATGAGGTAAAACTGCCTTCCATACCAGGATCGGAATATGGGGGCCCCCCAATCAGTATCAAACCTTTTAATAATAAAAAACTAATTAAGAACCTTATAAAAAATTTCCCAGAATCTATTGATAATGTCAGACCCTACCCCTATACTTATAAGCAAGTAGGAAAGGAAAACAAATTGGCTAGATTTTATGTTCAAATGAAAGTTGACTTTGCTGGAGAGATTGAGGCAGAGTCTAAGGAACAGGCAGAGGAACTTGCTTGGACATCTTGGGGTGACACTTATGACAACCCAATCACTTATGACGGTGTTTACTCTATTGACATTGAGGAACTAGACGAGGAAGAAGACGAAGAAGATGAGTGATACTTTTACTATTGAAAGACCTGATTACCTTTCGGATTCCGCTTGGGAAGCTCTATGTGAAGGTATTGAGCGTTATGTAGAAGATTGGGAGGAATGGGAAGATGAGTAGTCTTGTTAGTGACTTTGATACCTATTGGAATGGTATCATTCGCCTTCAGAAGATAAAGGGTGACCCTTATGATTCTTATAGGTGTGTTGGATGTTGGAAGTCTTGGCTATCTACCGCCAAAAGAATGGGACACAAAGAAGCTTCTTGTAGAAAGTATAGATAAATGTCATACCCCACTGTTATATTGGATACTATGAACGAAACTGTTGAATGCCCCAGACACAATGGTAACTTTGATTGTAACCCTTTCTGTAATCTATGCGAGGGTAACCAGGAAACTACCCTAGATGACTTGCTATACCAAGCACACTCAGTCTCTTATGACGGCTGCCACAAAATCTATCTCAATATGGATGAGCAACAGAGTGAAAAGATGGCTAGCTATGGCTATGAGAAAACCATTGCTGGAACCAAGTGGGAAATGGAAGACGCTGTTTGGCGTTGGTATGAGGATTCCTGTTCCCTGAGATTCATTGACGCTGTGTTTACCAATGACGATGACACTGATAAGTTTGTTACTGTTGTTTCACAATTCTTTGGAGAGGATGAAGATGTTACCGATTGAAGACTACCGCAAGCTACTCAATGCCATAATGTCAGAGGGTCTTGATAAAATAGACTCACTATCAGACGAGGCACTTAGACAACTAATGCTATTAGTAGGAGAAGAATGAAGAAGTATCTAGTTACTTATGTATGTGAGTATGAAGTAGAAGCATTAGATGAAGACGAAGCGATTGACATCGCACTTGAATACCACGCTAATCTACCAGACGGAATTTGGGAGGCAACAATTGTTGAGTAAAGACGCAGACTATGTAACCACTGAGCAACTAGCAGGGCACTTGCTAGGAAGGCTAAACGAGTTGGTTCCACACTACAACCTACTAGACATCAACGATAGTTCTAAGGACTATTTCAATGGTCTTATCAATGCCTATGAGAATGTTCTTATGGCTATTGGATACCCCCACGACCAACTACCAAAGTATGAGGACAACTAATGGCTATCTCAGAGTTGGAGCAGATTGGCTATGAGGCAGGTATGGAAGATGGACTTGCCTATGCTATCAAAACAATTGAAAATGCTATGGATAATCCAGCACTAGATGTGTTGACACCAAGACAGGTTCTTGGTATACTAATGGCAACCCTAAAAATGAAAGAGGACTAAATGGCTTGGGTAACTAACGATGGTGAATACAACGGTTCTTCTATCGTATTGGAGTTTGACTTCAATGCCCTCAACGAACAGCAATGGTCTAATCTAGAGGACATGTCTTCTATGGACAGGCTTGACTATGTTGAGGCTATCCTTGCTGGAGATGACGACAAAGTTCGTCACATTGAGCTTGATAACTTTACAGAGGAGTGGGGTCTATAACAGGACCCCATTCTGGGGCCCCCCGATCTTATGTAAACCTATTAAACATAAAAAACACTTTACGAACCTATTGACTTTTTTCCCAGTTTTTGAGATAATAGAGTATCAAGAAAGTAGGACTTCATGACACAAGTATATGTAGATAAGAAACCATCTGTCTCATCCACCACGTGGACCAGGATCTTCCACAATGGAGGGGTAGCTGTATACGAGGCAGATAAGTATTACGACTTCTATAAAGTTTCCCCCGTTTCAGGCAAGCCTAAGTATTTCTTTGGTGAGACTGCTTGGATGGATGCCCAGCGTTTTGCTGTTGACAACTCAGACTTTTCAGCGTATAATGTATTCTAGATAACCCCTAAAGAAAGTAACCCCATGCATACTATTCAATACATCGCAGTGCAAGCAGACGACGTTGACATGGCTTTCAGGACTGTAAAGCATAATCTTGAAGAGCAGCTAGGTGACGGAGAGCAAATCAATACTTGGTTTGATTGGTTTGTTACTGGAGGTGGACGTTGGTCTACCGCTGAAGATTCCTATGACGACAACTATCAGGGTGACGTCGTGGACCAAGACAACCCCAAGTTCCAAGAGTATCTAGACAAAGCTAAAGAGTTTAGACAAGCAACTGTCAAAGAGTATGCTGAGCAAGCTAACAAGGTAGACATTACTAAAACAATCAATGACATTGAGCTGTCTGGTGGTGACGACTTTAGAGCAGGCATGGACCTGTATCCTTTTAGCCAACTATACAACATTGCTATGGGGACGTGGAACTACAACTCATACTACTATGACGTAATGACTGACAGTGCTAACATGATTCACCTAAAGAATTCTATTGACAACGGAGCAAAAGACTGGTATCTTGTTCCTGTGGACTTCCATTTCTAGAAGGTAGGAGAGAAAGAATGGCAGAAGAGTATCAAGGTTGGCAGGCATGGGCAGATGTGTTCAAGCCTACCAAGAATAAGTTTAGTAAGCATGACGAACTTATGTATGAGACCTATGGCGAAGA